GATAATTTTTCCTGGTAAACTCCGTTGTAGTTCTATAGCTTGTAGCTGAATATCTTGGACGTTATTCTGGTAGTCAATCCTCTGTTTTCTTGCTTCTAGTTGTTGTTTCTCTATTTCGGTTGTTTGGGAAATTACATTAATAATTCCCTCAATAAACTGAGTGTAGATATTGTCCCCAGCACCAATTAAAGCCTCTCTAAGTTTATTCTGTACTTTAGGGTTTTCAAGGGTCTTTTGCGCTTTCTCAAATTCAATACCCACAGCTTGAGATTCTCGAACGGCTGCGCGATAATAGTCGGTGACTTGCTTTGTTTGTTGGTAGAGGCTTTGGATTAAATCAAACTTACTCTTGGCAATATCAGAGGTTAATTTTCCAAGACCTACGCCATCATCCGCTATTTGTTTCTTAAGATCGTCCATCTCCTTTTTCTGATCTTGCTCTCTGTCCACGTTGATGATTGCGCTCATCTCTTTTAGGGTATTTATCCTAACGCTTAAAATAGTGGATAAGTTTTTAGCCTGCGCTTCCTGTTCTGCAATTTGAGCTAAATTACTTTCGTAGGAAATTTGTCCAGGCAAATTATTAGAAGAATATAAGTCTTTCTGTCTTCCGCTTAAGTTAATTTCTGCGTTATTTTTTGCAGTTTCGTAATTAATCTGTGCATCTTTTAATCCTGCTGCTAATTGTTTGTAATTATTTTCAGCAAAGTTAACGGGAAGATATTTCTTAACATTTTCACTAGCCTTTTTAGCAAAATCCTCCAAAGGCTTAATTTCGTCTAGTAATTTAATTTTTAACTGTAGAGGTGCTGTGGATTTGTTTATCTCATCGCGCAATTCTTCCACAAAAGTCGTAGCTTGTTTTGCTGCGCTACTAAATCTTGACAGGGGTTTTAGCTCTTTATCTCTTTGGACTTGTAAATCTACAGCCTTCTTATCTAATTCCCCAACCTTAATAATTGATTTAGAATCTCTTCTTTGAGCTAAGACCTGTCTTTCTTTACCTAACGTAATTAATTTTTTGTCAATATCTTTAATGATATTAATTTGTTTTTCTAAATCTTTATTTTTTGCTAGAAGTTCTTTTTCTCCTCCTAGTAACCCTAAATCATTTAATTCTTTCTCAAACCCCTTAACGCTAGAACGAACATCTTTAAATGCTCCTAAAGTTTGAGACTTACTAATATTTAAGAATGATTCTTTACCTGTGAAAAATTCTTCTATCCCATAGCTTTTAGCTTCCGCAAGAGCTTTTTTCACATCTTCCTGCTGATTCCTCCGACCAAACAAAGGCTTAATTTTGTCCCACACTCTTAACACTGGCGTTTTGGACTCATCTACTGGCGTAAATATATTGGTAAGGAACGCAGACAAGTTGCTTCTCAATCCGTCTTGTTTATCCCCTTTATTGACAACATCATCAAACTTAATACTTCTCCCGCCTAATCCTAATAAATATTGAGGATTTAATTCCGCGCCCTTAGACGGAAGTTGAATAAACTTTTTAGCTGTATTTTCAGCACTGTCACCAACACTCTTAAACTTCTCAGCCAATTCCGCTAACGACGACTTCATTGTTTTGATGCTGTCGTTAACTCCCTCAGCCATCTTACCTACAGAATCACCTAACGGGTTTGTAAAATCTCCCTTAGCAAAAGATAATACTAAAAACGCAAACCCAACCGTCGCCATGACTGAAGCTAAAGCCATAGCTGCAACTCTTAATTTTTCCATAAGCGCAACTCTAGCACCCATAGCCGCATTAATCATCGCCTCTCTTTTTATGAAGTCGCCAAAATTCATCGTAGCTGTATTCGCAAAAAGTACCCGGAGTCCTGATGCGCTAGTCCAAAGGCTTTTTACTGAGCTAACAACTGCATCAATCATTCCGCCCAGCGCAGTACCTAACCCTTCCATAACGAGAGGCGCGTTAATTAAAGCTCCTATGCTCTGAATCATAAACGTCAGAGCGGCTAACTCTACTAATCCAGACGGAAGAATCTTTGTAAGAGACTTGACTCCATCTATTAATCCAGATAGAGGATTTTTACCAGCCTCTTTACCAATAACGTCGCCAAATAAAGGGATTCCTTTTATATCTCTTTGAACTTTTTCTAAGATTCCTAATCCGCCAACAATCATGTTTTTAAAACCTTCAAACATATTATCCCGAAGGTCTTTTTGTGCGCCAACCATGGTGTCTGCAAAGTCTACGACTATACCAAGGAAAAATGGAGCAAGTGCCAGTGTTATATTTCGGAATGAAGACATTAAGAAGTTCTGTATTGTACCTATGGCAGCGGCTAATGGACTTACCTGAAGCACGGCTCTTAATCCCACGGCTGCGGTTATCCCCATAGTTATTAATGACGCTGAAACAATATTAGATATTGCAGAAATAGAATTACTAATTATAGTTAAACCACCCGTCAGGACGTTAATAACTCCCGCCATTACACCGCCAAAGGAGTCGGTAAGTCCTACCGCTATATCGAATCCTGCATTACTCAATCTCGCTAAAGCATCTATTACGCTATTTACAGAATTAGCGACACCCCCAAACTCGCTTAATAAAACTTTCCCGACCTTGGGCAAGACTTCATCTGAGAGTACGCCGCCATTAGATACCATTTCGACCATTGCGGGAATACTTAACCCCATTGCTTTAGCGAAAACAGACATGGCGGGTGGGAATTTTTCACCAAGTTGTTGGCGCAGTTCTTCCATACTTACGCGACCTTTAGAAAGCATCTGCGTATACGCCATAAATATAAGGCTTTGCTCTTGACCTGCAATACCTAATTTATTTAAGGATGCAGAAATGCCTTCATACAACTCACGAACGCCCTCACCTGCCATTTTTGTGCCTCTAGCGGCAACTTGTAACTGTCCATAAGCACCCGCGCCAAATTCAACAGAGGTACTGTATTTTTTGCCAACACTCCGAACATAATCTAGTTCGGTTTTTCCTCCCAAAGATCCGCCGCCAGCAAAATTAAGCTGTCTTTGAATTGGTTCAACTCTTTGCGCCATGTCGACTAATTTATTCACGTAGGGGAACAAAGAATCGGCCATCATTTTCGCTACTTGGATAATTGGCAGTAGTGGTAAAAACAAAGGAGCGATCGCAGTAGCCATCACTTGAATTGGTGCAAGAAACGCAGCATGGGAGAAAACTCCGCCGACAGCATCAGCGCCTAAAATATCTTGTTCGGACTTACTAGATCCTTTTGGAGAGATAGCTTTTTTTACAGTTCTTCCCAAGTGTCCGTAAAACTCATCAAACATTTCTACGGGAACAACGCTACCTCGGCTCATGCGTTTTTTAACATTCTCACCAACGTCTTGCATATTAGCTTGCCCCAAAGCTTTTTTGGCAGCATAAGTAGCGTCGTCTATGGAGTTTAGCCAATTCCTCTTACTGTTTTTAAAACCTTCCGCTAGGTTATTACCTAACGCGAACCCTTCTTTGTTAAATCTAGCTTGTAGTCCGGTTATTGCAGCCAAAGCTGTTCCAACAAATCCCTTGATTTGGGAAACGTTTAAATTTTTAATACCCTTACTTTGAGCAAAATCATTAAGCTCTTGTGATATTGAATCAACGTCTCCTGTTGTGTAACCGGACATTAATTTCTCTAACCTACCCTTACCTAACATCTTAGATATTTCAGGCGCAAACTTAGCAAGTTGTTCGTTAGCCATACCTTGCATAACGCCAGCTTTAATTCCTGTAATCCCTAAGTTTTTGAGAACTTCTTTAATTATCGTTTGTCCGAAATTATTTATTAATCCAGTCGTCCCACCACTAAGGTTGATGTTTTTAAGGTTTTCTTGGATTTGCTTTTTATTTACGTTTTCTAACTCTAATCTTTCTTTTGGCTTACCGCCAATTCCTACCATATTTTTAAGCGTATCAAATCCAGGAGTCTGTTTTAAATTAACTCCGGTTATTGATCTAAACACATCCATTAAGAACCCTGGCTTGATTGCAGAATTGCCAGAAAGTATTTTAACTATTGTTTCGCCTAAGTTTAGCGATTTTAGTCCCAACATCGGCACTATCAATGGCAGCATCTTAGCCATAAATCCGCCCTTAGAGCCTCCAGACAACATACTTATAAATGCTGAAACAAAATCACCCTTGCCTGTTTTTACACCTAAGCTTGAAAGTATAGAAGTTGCCCCGGCGGTAGCTACGGACTGGAAGAGTTGTCCTAAAGTTAATTCACCCCTCTTCCTTGCGGTATTTAAAGCGTTGCTGAGGGAGTTAAAGAAGTTATTTACTGCGCCAGTAAAACCAGATTGAGTTGCGGCGTTGCTTATTGTGCTTGGAATTGGACTGTTTTGAGGTTGTTGTTGATTTTGACTGCTAAATACCCAATTGGGTGTATAAGTAGGTTTCTGTCTAGTAAAAGGTTGAAAACTTTGAGGGGGGGCAAATCCACTATTTTTAACTGGAGAACCTGTGGGTACGCTACTTAATGCCTGTAAAAGATTTGCTTTAGTAAAAGGTTGGAAACTTTGAGGGGGAGTATTGCTTAATATTTTAGTAAAAGGTTGGAAACTTTGAGGGGGAGTATTGCTTAATATTTTAGTAAAAGGTTGGAAACTTTGAGGGGGAGTATTGCTTAATATTTTTGTTGGTGGGCTACTTACCGAGATTCTTTTTTGGGAAGTATTAGAGAAGAACGAAGCGATTCCATTGGCTGCGTTAGGTAATGTTGGGAGTAAGTTGTTTGATAGAATGTGACCAAATACAGAGAGTATAGGAAGTCCGTTTTGTTTCGCGGAACTTATTTCGCTTAATAAATTATTTATCGTATATGGCGCGTTTTTTGAAGAACCGGGAGATCTGCCTATCGTACCGTCCGGGTTTTGATACTGATTTCCAACAGAATAAACTTTTTTAGAACCGATAGGTATATTTTTAACGAACTCTCCAGATTCTCTTGCTATATTTTTTACGGTATTAGTAATACGCTTACTTGCTCTAGTTAATGAAATTACTACACCGCTTTCCAATCCATCGCCGATCATCCTGCCGATCCATTCAAAAACTTTTGACGGAGATGCTATCCCAAGAATTTTCTTGGCAATTTTAATAATGTTCCCAAAAAAGTAAGAGACTACCCCGGACGCAACCCCCTTAACTTTGTCAAAACCAAGAATAAATCCTCGTAATAAATCAGATCCGATTTCGTTAGTTTTCTTTTTACCTAAAAATTTATCACCGACTCCCTTAACAGATCCGCCCAAGAAATCTGCTACGCCCTTACCGACGTTGACTTTTTCAGTATCTACACCAAATAACCCAAGCCCGTTCCTTATAGTCTCTGATTTTTTAATTACTGAATTGATAGCGAATGGTATGGCTTTACTACCTAAATTTAAAAAGCTCTTAGCGGCAAAGAAGTCTTTTATTCCGTTTTTGTTGTCGGAAATTAAGCTACCTGTATCTCCGACAAGCCCTTTAACATAATCTAATGGTGTATTTTTACTGCTAGATTTAGTTTTATTAACTGAGTTTTTAATAAAGTTAGCAACAGAGGGTTTTAGTTTTTCTTCTGCAAAGCTACTAACTGTGTCGGTGGCATTACTAAAGATAGCTTTTTTAGCAGACGTAGCTAGATATTTAACTGCGCCACTAATCCCGGAATCAAATAACTTACTTACTTTAACAAAATCTTTCGTTAGAGAGTTAAACAGTTTTTTAACTTGCGCTTGAACTCCAGGGAAGGCTCGATCTAACCCTCCGATTAACCCTTGGATTATGTTTTTACCTATGCTGAACATCACCTTAGATGGTGACTTAATTTGAAAAGCATCTCTTATAGACAATAAATAAGCTGTCGCATTTTGTAACCCAAACTTAGCGAAAGCCTTGTTATCTAGTCCATATTTTAGACCTGCGATCGCATCCAGACCCATGCCCGTAACGGCATCTTTAACTATTTCAAACTTTTCAGCCTCTCGTTTAGTTTTTTGGTATGTTTGGGATAATTGACTAGATTTTCCTGCGGCTCTTGTAATTGGAGATTTAGCCTGAGAAAGTTTGTTAATTTCTTCTTGCGTTGCTCCATTTTTCTTAGCTAAAGCAATTAATCTATTTACTTCTGCAAGAGCTTCTTTACTTTTTATTTGGTATTCTTTATAAATTTTTTCTACTATTGAAAAATCTCCAGAATTACTGGCATTTTTCATTAAATCAATTAGCACTTTGTGTAGAGATTGGTGCGCTGATTTAATACTTAAGACAGTTGATGAAATCTCTCCGGGGTTAATATTATTATTAACGGTGGCGGCGTTTCTTACATTATTAGAAAAATTCCGAGCGTTTTGTTTGGCGACTTTAACAGAAATGCTCTCAAAAACAGGTTCGGGTTCTTTCCTTTTCTTTGGAGAAGGTTTAGCTAATGGTTCGCCTACGCTACTGTTATTTTCCGGTGTAGTTGACGTGGGAGGTTTTTCTTTAGTAGTTTTTTTTCTTTTTATTCCAAAGGCATCAAGTAAACTTTCGCCAGCCATTTCTCCCATTTTCTTAAAGTCCAAACCTAATTGTTTGGCGAATACAGTCCTAAGTCCCTTAGAAACTTGCTTGCCAAAATCATTAGCTATGCCTTCAGAAAACCCCGTCATAAAATCCTTAGCTGGTTTAGCTAGAATTTTAAGAACTTCGCCAGTTGCTTGATCTCTTATTTGCTTCCTAATGTCCGCAAAGCCTTTTTTTAGTTCATCAACTACGTCTTTTGTACTTTCTTTTTTCCCTCCACTATCACTATTATTACTTGTGTTTTTTTTATTGTTATTAACAACGGTTTCATCCACTTCCACTACGCGAGTGACTTTTTGTTTTGTAGTGGAAGATTTTTTAAATTCCTTATTTAAGTTAGTTAATTCCCCGTCATCAACAAAAACTTTTAAAGGATTGTTTTTAAAATAAGTTTGTGTTTGCTTAAAGTGAGTTACCTTTAAGTCAAAATGTTTATTAAGGTTTTTTAGCGAGTCATCATTAACGCCTATGGTTAAATTAAGATCTTTCTCTAGAAATTGAGCTTGTTTAATAGCCTCGACCCTAGCCTTCTTTATATCTTCCATTAGCTTGGAGTAATCACCAACTAACTCAACAACTAATTGTGGTAATTCCATATAATTTACTCTTCTAATAATAAACTGATTGAGGCTAGAACTTGAGGACTAACTAAACTATTCTCAAAGGCAAACTTAATACAAGATTTTGTTTCTTCACTAATGCCCGCCTTGTCGGTTTTAACTTCATTCTTGAACGGTAAAAAATCAGTCCACGAAATATTTTTACCGCCCAAGAACCCATAAACCACTTCCGCCAACCTTGCTGTTGCAAAGCTTTTTTCGTTAGACTTGACCCTATCAATTTTTTCCAGTCTTGATAGGGTGTCTAAAATTACAAAAGGCGGAAGTTGGAGGAAATTTACCCAGCTACTAAATCTACTGTCTTGGATTCCGTGCTTTTGGATCTGGAGGTAGATGGTGTACCAGTCAATGTCTTGTCCGCTTCCACTTCCGTATTCATCTTCTTCACTTCCTCCAGCGGAGTTAGAGCTTTTTTTTCACCTTCAGGATCTTCTATAATATTGAGGCTTTCGGATTGGTAAAACTCAAAGACGGCTTGGATTAATTCTTGGGGAAGTCCTGCAATGTCAGCAAAGCTTAAATTCTCGCAACCTAGGACATACTGGCGGTCAAAATTATCGTACAAGAATCCAAGTTCTCCGTCTTTAATTTTTCCGGGAGATTTCTCAATCACTACGTCCTGGACTTCAGAATCGTGATTTCCTTTAACTACCAGAATTACATCACCGAATTTAATATTTGTCCCATCAGGAAGAGGGTATCCTAACTCTTCGATCTTAATTTTTTCACTATTTATTAAGACACTTTCTAGTAGTTCTACATGATAAGCGAGTCGTCCTGGAACAAATACGGGTTCGGGATTACCTTCGACGTAAAAACCTCCCATGATGGTTTTGGCGACAAAATTCCAAATTTCTAAAGTTGGAACTTCATTCTTGTTTAATTCGCTTAATTCTTCTTCGTACTCACTTAATACTGTATCTTGATCACTGGGAAAAACTCTAGTCCCGTCAACTTCCTTACCAAAAATGTATTCCGAAGCTTCTTCCCTGCTTATATCTTTATCCTTAGCAATACCTTTAATTACGGCATTAATTACGCCAGTAACTTGTTTTTTAGTAGCCGAATATTTTTTAACTTGTAACGACTCACCGGCTTTTACATAGCCCAATCTTTGCAAATACAAATAGCCGTGATTTTCTGTACCGACAGCGACGATTTCTGCCTTTTTTTTCTTGGAATTGGAAGGTTTTACTTTTAGCACAATTCTATCTCCAGGTTTGTGTTAATTATGGTTGTGTTGTTGTCTTTAACTTCTGGGGGAATTTTTATCTTAAATTCTTCCCCCGTTTCTGAGAATAATGAAAGTTCTCCAGATAATCCGCCCCTAAAAAACGCCGCGCCACATAAAATTTTTGTCTCGCTAGAATTAAGTCGGCAGTTAAATAACGCAACAATGTTTTTAGATATATCTGCAAGGACTTTCATTTAAAATTAGTATCCTGATTATGAGTAAGGGTCGACCCAAGTAAAGGAAGTCCCTTGCAAGTGAGCGGTAAAGGAATACTTTTTAACTTCGTTGTAACTACCGGGCTGGCTGTAGTCCGTAATTAAAATAGCCGCTTCAATAATTTCGCCGTCTGGATAGACAGCGTAGAAATACAATTCGCGTCCAAAATAGCCGCCATCTCTTTGGGTTTGCTTAATAAGCTGTAGCGCAGGATCTCCGCCAACTGGGGAATCGTAATGGTTTTCTACGCCAGAGAATTGGATGGTTCTATCGCTACGGATGGCCTTTTTCTCAGTTCCAGTGCCACTTAAAGTATTGGTTGTGTCCACTGTGGTTGTTTGAGCGGCCAAGGGGAACTCTTGAATCCCGTACATGGGGAGCAAATCATCAACAATCCTTGCTGTACTTCCGGTAGCGATCGCGTATTTTGAACTAAAGATGGGAATGTTAGTCGCTGTAGTCGCTACGGTCACATCTTCCGAAATGAGGACATAAGTTCGCGCTTTATCCCCATCCTTGAAGAAGGATAGTGCCATACCTGCTTTTAAGTCTGTCGCTACAGAAGCAGTACAAGTAATTACAGTCGCGCCAACAGCGACGGCTACTGTAGACGTAAGAGTTCTTGCGACTACAGTTCTTGTGCCTTTGGGCAATAGTAAGATTCCTGCACTAAAACCCTCTAAAGATGTAGTGTTGTAAGCTAAAGGCATAGTTATTTTTTCCTTTAAAAAAATTAAATCATCACCCTGTCGGCAATATAAATTCTTGCCTGTTCAATCACCTTTTCATCTGCCGGGGTATTCGTAAATCTTGAAGTTACATAAGCCCTCCTAATCCTCTCTACCGCTAAACTTAAATTAGGCGTTGCTGCCCAATTTTTAAGGGTGATTTCCCAAAGTCTAGGGTGATATTTCATCCCAGCAGAAGATGAGCGAGGATCGCCAGATGGGATGTGGTTAATCAAAATCTCTAATCCGTTACTACTAGATGGCGGATTTACTCCGCTACCGGATACCCAAATACTAGGAATAGGAACTCCGCCTTTATATGTCCCCACAAGTCCTGTGAGCAAATTTAAAAGTTCCGTCCTTAGTTCTTTTGAGGTCATTTTTATCTAACGGTAAGGGAGTAAGAGTTAATTAAGCCGCCTAAATCTACGATATCTCGTGGACTTCCCACCAAGTCACCACTTTTACGAAGGGTGTATCGTGGCCAGTTCCAAATGGGACTTTTTATGGAATCTTGCATCTCGTTGCCGAAATTACTACTAAGTTCAAAAAAAGAGTTTTTAATCGCATCCCCTAATCTCTTACTTTTACTAGAGTTAAGAATTGTTCTTGAAAATTCTTCCTTAAAATTAAAGCTATCGGCAGTTACCCAAACCCAAGGCCTTGCTGGTGCGGATTCACCACTCTTAAGAGTCCATCCCTCATGCAGTTTAGCTGCATAATCAACGTCCCACTTAAAAGTCGCTACCTGAGATTTGGGTAAATTTACAAGTTTTTCCCAATCGTTTGTTTTTACCATTATATCACAAGGTATAAAAAATTACATTTAATTTCTCAGGGAAAGGTTTAAATATCCAAAAATAACCTCTCCAAACCTCATAGTTAAAGACGAAAAAATAGGCTGTACTATGGGTAAGAATTTAAACTTACCTACATATTCTCTATCGCCTAAATCCAAGACAGCGTTAGCCTCAATCTCTAAGTCAAAAACTAGAGGAAGAGTTGAAGGCATCCAAATATTATTATTGTTTAAAGTTAAAATATTACCATTAAGAAAAATATCAGTAATTTGGATACCTGGCATTTGATAATGAATAGGGTTTTTGGATTGCGCCACCCTAGCAAAAACTTCTACATTAGTTTTCTCCTCAATGGGGTTGCCGTAATCATCTTCTGTAAAGCTCCCATTACCTGCGAGTAAGTTAATTTTTAAATTAGGGTTATTTAACATCTTAAGTCCGAGGTCTATATTTATAAAATAACGGCAAAAGATTAGCAAATGGTTTTAAATCATTAAAATCTTGGTAGACTATTTTCGCTCCCTGCGAACTCTCTTCTTTAATTATCTTCTGCTCTCTATATAGAACTTCTGCGATAGCTGCAATTACAGATTTAATTTTTAATATCTCTTGGGATTGGGAAGTTGCGGAAAAATTTAAACCTGCGCTGTAAGTAATTCTTATTTCTTGAGTTACGTTATTGCTACGACTCCTTCGTATACCTCTAATAATATTGGCATTTATATAGTTAAAATTATTAAGTTCTAAACAATCTCCAATTAAAAAGTAATTTTCTGATGGTAAAACTTCCCAATTTTGGCTAACTGGGATATCACCAAAACTAACAAATAAATTATTATACCTAACTTCTACTAAATTAATTGCCGTTACGGGTGCATAAACTAAGGCTATTTTATTTAAACCTAAAACCCTTTCTAATACATAATCCTTAATTACCAATTCCCGATTTGCGCCCAAGGATGATTCGCACAGAGATTGAGATCGCAAAATAAGTCCTTCTAATTCTAGATTACCAAGGACGGACAGCGATGGCGAAAGATTTCTCAATTCCTGTACGGTTAAAATCATCTTAATTAATTTCCTAGCCTTGGGCAATTATCTTTGGAAAAATTTTCTGCACAAACAGGTTCGCCTGTCTGGTTAGTTTGGTATTGCGCCCCACAATTTTGGCAGTAGGGAATTTTGTTTCTTTTGAAGTATTCTGTAGAATAAACGCCCATTGCTTTTTTTATTACTTTTGCTTCTACCGCTGGCGTTTTAGTTTTGGTTGGAGGTTTTTTAGTTTCCTCAACCGGAATATTTTCGTTTTCTTCTGGCACTTTCTTATCCTTAAATTTAATCTTAAAAGTTACCCTTAACTTAAGTTAAGGGTAAAAAACTTAAACAGCCCTACGCGCAACTCTTAATTTAGCGCAACGGGTTTGTTGTCCTGCTGGGGAAGCTAAAGCTGCATCCAAGTCAATAACGCCAGTTTGTTCACGGCTAATCCAGATAAAAGATTCTCCCATGTTAAATGGAGTTGTACCAGAAGCGCGAACTTCCATTGGTAATGCAATACCGCGACCGACCGCACCGTAGCTAAATACGAAACAGTCTTCAGTAACGGTTGCGCCCGCGCCAAAAGTAGTTGTGTTTACGGTTGGATCAGATCCACCTGGCGCACCAACACCCCATGTATTGCCTGAGAAAATTTCAAAGCCGCAATATTGACCGACGTAACCTGAGCTTTGTCCGATTTCAATTCCAGAAGCCGCACGGAGAACGTTAGAAATATTCTGGCGTTGTTCTTCAGTTACAGGAGAGTAAAGCTTGCCTAAAGATTTCTTTAGATTGTCTAAGGATTTAGGGGGAACTGTCAAAATGTAACTGTTGTTAGGCAAAGTTGGCCATTGGTCGGCGTAAAGCTGGGAATAAACAGAAGACAGGAAGTCTTCAGTTAAAGTACCGTCATCTGTTGCGGCAACGTTAGCCGGAACGGACGTTACTTCACCCTTATCGTTGTAATAAACTTTAGTTGTCTTAAAGTATTCCTTACGCACCATCAAATCTTCAAATTTGAAGTAGTGCTGCATTAATACTTTATCCAACACTGCCATTAAGTCAATTAATGACGTAGCTTCAGTAAATTCTGGAATAAATACAGGGCGGTTGCCTACTCCTGTGCTTAAACCTAGACCCCATTGAGCAATAGTTAATGGGACTGTGGTAATTTCCAAGCCTTGAGAATCCGTAGAAGTACCACGAGAATAATTAATGCTGGTATAGGTGTCGGTTGTGCTGATCAGGAAGTCGTTAACATCTGTAGGATCGGCTAAATTATTAGCGCGAGGAATCAGGATGGATTTATTGGGCGCAGATGTTGAGTCATATATAGTGGAAGCAAACTGCCACCAAATATTATTGGAGTTGTGAGTTTCTCTCATTAAAGCTGAGAGAACATCCAAGAAAATTGCGCCAATGCTGCCGCTCGATCCGATAGTTGGCCCGGCCGCACGACCAGAAAGAAATCCGCCACCCTCAGAAGATTTAAAGTAATTTTCTAATTCTTTAACCAAAGGAGTGTGTTTCCAATTACGCAAACCCTTAGTGGCTTGCTCTTCACGGAAGTGATCGTGCATGAATCTAGCTAAAACATTATGATTCCGTTGGACTGCAACCATTCCATCGTGGCGAACTTCTGTAGGTTCGGCTTTGGAACTGTTAAATAAGTCAATAAATTCTTTAGCTAAACCTTGCATGGCAAACTTTGGGGTATTTTTAACGGCGGGGACGACTTCAGATCCGGGGCGGCCAATTAACTGCGAAATATCTTTAAGGGTATCAGCTAATTGCTGGGCTTTTAATCTCTCGGCGCGTTCTTGGTCTAATTCTTGTTTTAAGCTTGAATTTTCTGCTAAGGCTTGAGATTTTTCTTGTTCTAGAACTAAATTCATTTCCCGAACTGGAGTTACTGTTTCAAGAATTAATTTTCTAACGGCTTCTAAATCTAAGCCTTGAGGCTTCAACTCTGCTACGGCTACAATCTCCCTTTCCTCTAGCGCAGGAACGGGGTCGGGAGTTGAAGATTTAACTTCTTCTAAAGGTGTTAGTGGAGGCATATTTTTACCTTTAATTTGAATAATTTTAGGCTCATCTTTTCCATTGCGCTGTAGGCTTTTACCTACTCCTACCGTCGGGTCGGCGGGTACGCTTGCATGGGATATCTCAAATATTTCCCAATTTTTACTTATCCTGACTGGGTAATAACCCCTGTCTGCGAGTCCGTATTTTTCAATAAGAGCGGCGGCTTCTTTCTTGGGAAGTTCGGTGTATTCATCCTGTACTTGGTACATGAACGAAACACCTTTACGAGTACCCTTTTGGACTAAGTTATATAAGTCTCTACCCTCTGCGTTGTCGTCGTACTGGACATCGCAAATAGCCTTACCTTGGGAGAAATTTACCCCCATTACTATGGCCGCGTTGCAAATCCCAATTATGATTCCAAAGAATTGGGCAGACACCTTCTGTAACCCTTTGAGTATTGCAACAGCCTGGCTCATGGGAAAGAACTTCGTAATATCTCTCATCTTCCCAGTAATCGTATCTAAGGATTGGATATTCGGAAGAAAAAACAAAACTTGCGGTTAAGTTTCCTACTACTTCTTCCCCACTCTCCTCTTCCTCCATATCCTTATTTAAATTTAAAGATTTTGAGAAGTTGGGAAGAATTTCCAAATTAAAATATCGCGTAGCTTGACCTACGGCAATTTCACCATCCTTAAGTTCTAACCTTGCATTTTTCTCTGACACTTTTTTTAAGGTTAAAAAAACTGATTAGTGCTTATTATAACATTCTTTATGGGAATGTGCTATAAACAAGTATAAATCTTTACTCCTCTAAGAAAATGTTTAACGAAGTTTATGCTCCGTCCGCAAAACCTGTGTTTTACCGCACTTATTCAAGAGGTAAAAAAGAGACATGGCAAGATGTTTGTGACCGGACAATTACGGCATTAATTTCTCTGGGAAAATTAACTAAGGCTGAGGGTGACTTAATTAGGCGATCGCAGGAAGAATTTAAAGTATTAAGTAGTGGAAGATGGCTGTGGTGTGGTGGTACAGATTGGTTAAAAAAGCCAGAAAACGTTTACGGTGCTTATAATTGCTCATCCACAAACATTACAGACTGGGAAGCATTAAGCTTAATGATGAATTTGGCTATGCAGGGATGCGGGACTGGCGCAGTGTTGGAAGATAAATATATTAAAAATCTTCCTATTATAAGGAATAATTTAAGCGTAGAGATTGTTAATTTACCTGGCACTGTAAAAAAAGAAAACAGGCATGATGACACTATCGTTAGCGGCGCGCGCGGACAAGTTAACATTTTTGTTGGAGACAGCCGTAAGGGTTGGGTAGACTCTTACCTTACACTTCTAGAGTTGTCTTCAAGGGAAGATTTAGCGAAAAACGTTAAAGTTTTCGTTTGCTTAGGTGCGGTAAGAAGTAGTGGGGAAAAACTTAAAGGCTTTGGCGGAACAGCTAATCCCATAGCTTTAGCTGGGATGTATGGAAAATTAGCTAAGATTTTAAACGGGGCTATAGGTCGCCAACTTACCGCTTTAGAGTTATGCAAGTTAATTGATGAGGCTAGTGTTACAATTGTAGCCGGAAATATAAGAAGGTCGGCGGGCATGAGACAGGGTTCGCCAGAAGATATAGAGTTTGCAACAGCTAAAGATAACTTGTGGCAACAAGACAATGAGGGTAACTGGAAAATAGATCCTGACAAAGATTGCTTAAGAATGGCTAATCATACGTTAGTTTATCACCGTCGCCCAACTTTAGAAGAGGTCAAAAAAAGTGTGCAAAAACAATTCCACAGCGGTGAAGGTGCAATTCAATGGGCTGGCGAAGCGGTAGCTAGAGCTAACGTGGATTTACTCTCTAATAAGGATTTAAAAAATAAGTTTTTAGACTTATACAATAAGTCCTTAAATGAAGCATTAAATTTTTTAGCTAAGTTAGGGCTGTTGAGTATTGCTGAAGCGGAAGAAAGGATGTCTAGGTACGCTACCAACCCTTGTTTTCGTGGGGATATGAAAATATTAACTAAAGATGGTTACAGAGCATTCGAGTCGTTGGACGGTCAAGATGTAGAGATAATTAACGCAGAGGGCAATGTTTCTCTATCTCATATATGGTGTTCAGGTGAAAAGGAAACCGTAAGGGTAGGAATGGGGGCTTATGGAAGTATTCACTGCACTCCAGATCACTCTTTTTTAAATATTGATGGCAAAAGAGTTGACGCATCTGAATTAAGACCGGGTGACAGATTAATGCCATTCTTAAAAGTGCCAGAGCATAAGAATAAAATATTCGTTTGTTTAGGATTTGTCCAAGGTGATGGTCAATTATCTGATTTGAAAGGCGACAAAAAAGGGCAACTAGGTGTTGTTGTCAACATAGGTAAAAAGGATCAAGAAATCCTAGAATTTTTCCAAGAAACGGAAGGTTTGAAATGCAAGAAACATGGCGAAAGGCGTATTTATGTTAAC